CAAGGTAGCCCGTAAAGCATTGCCAGCGCCAGAAATAGTGCCAGCGCCATTAACGCTCAAACTCAGGTGTGCGCCATTGATCGTTCCACCAGTGGCAGCACCTGCGCCCGTCACAACGCTGAACGCTCGGATGGTTTCACCGCTACCAGTGCTGCTAAACGTCAGTCTCTGGTAAGTCAAACGGGTGTCGCCACTTGCGGCGCTGGTCGTGGCATAAGCCCCGTTGATGATGCCGCTGGTCGTTACAGCTACTGGGACAGTTGCATTACCAACTTGAACTGAAACGAACTCTGGGTCTGCGTAAGCTACGCCTGTTGCGATTGAATTTGCCATGATATTTCCTTTATTTCTTCCAAAAGGGTTAACAATTCCAGTTTTTTAGACTGGCCTTAGCCCGTTCTGCTGGGCCTTTAGAGTGTTTTACCACCCCCTCCATCCTAGCGCAAAAACTGGCTTTTCGTCCAGCATCTGCCTTGGTCTTGGGGTTTGGGGCTGGTGGTTTCAAATTTGAATTGTTCTTGGCGTTGTACTCAGCACGGCCTTTGGCGGTCATTCCCGCACCTTTTTCGGTGGGGTTGTAGGTTTTCCCCTTGCCCGTGGTCTTGTGGGGGATGGGCTTGTCGTGCTTTGCCATGATTACTTCTTTTTGGCGGTTTTTGCTGATTCTTTAAACGCTTGGGCAGTCGGCGCACCCTTGGCCCCTGGCGACCTCATGCGCTCTGGAGTCTTACCCGCCGCCTTTTGGCGTTCTATGCGTTCTTGCTTGGCGTGAATGTTGGCGTAAAGCCCAGGTTTAGTTGCCATTTTTAAGCCTCCACAACGGCGCAAATGTCCGCTTCTTGAATGATTTGATAATCCTGCCCATCAATCTTATGGGTAGGCCATTTTAGATAATCCCCATTCCCATACTTGATGAAGTCACCAACTTGGACACCCTCAACATCTGAACCAATTGCAACAACCGTTCCCTCGTTAAAGGGTTCTTTGTTGTCAATGTAGATTATGTCGGAGATATGCCGCACCTGGGGTCGAACCACCACCCGATCACGCAGAGGCTTTAGCATGGCTTTTCCTCTCGTATTTGCGCTTTGGGGGCGTGATTTGATCGGTGGTTATGTCGTACACAGGCAAGGCGACTAAATCAACCTTCACATCCTGCGTTTCAACAATCAGATGCTGACCGCACCAATCTTTTTCGTGCTTGTTCACCTGTTGCGGATTAAACCGACAGATACCCATGATTTGCTGGGCGCGGTAAAACTTACAGTTCCCGCAATTAGAATCCATCTCAGCCATTCAAAACCTCCTTTTTTGTTTGGTCAGTAAGCCCTGCCGTCTTATCCACGGTGGGGTTTACGCTTTATTGGCAAGACTTGCGGTCGTGAGTGTAGCAAATACCTGACATTTTGCCGCCTTCAAATTTCTTGTCAGCGCCAGTTTTGTTGGTCATGGCGTTAGGAATGCCCTTTTTGGCGCTGCCTTGTTCGCCAGACTTCATGTCAGCGGCAGGGTTGCCCTTCATTGTGACTTGTGCGCCGTAGCCTTTGGGTTCGTTTTTCATCAGGTTAGCCATGATTTCCTCATTTCAGAGTTAAAAGATACAGGGTTGAATTGATCAGATCAGCAATTTCATCAACGATGTTTTGCAATTCTGAATCTTGGGGGATTTCTTCTCGCGCTTCTTGCACAAACCCTTTTAGCTGGGTCAGATACTCATGCGGTGTGTCTTTGGGGTCGTGCAGTTCATCAGGAAACTTCTTCATCCTGGTGTCGTAGCGCCCTTGGTAACTCTCTGCCAGACTGTCAGCTAAGTCTACGATCTTGGGGTAAAACTTGCCCAGCGCCTTGTGGGTGGCGTATTCAGTCGTTTGCAAATGCTGGAAGTGCGTGATTGTTCCCGCATGAAACAGCGTGGCGACAAATTCGGCAACTTCTTCGTTTTTCATGCGCTCACTATATCAAAAAAAGGGGGCGAACCCCCAAATATTGGCAACTGCTACCAACACGGCTGGGGACTGTCGAGCGGGGCGCTTCGAATGCGTCCATTCTCACTTCGCTTGCCATTTGTCAATCCCCATGCGTGTTGGAAGTTGGAGGAGGAATTACCAGAGATGGCGCAAACACTCGACAGAGGCGGCAACCACATGAACCATTCAGCTTCACGCCTAGATTTTCGCATCAGGCAAAGGAATGTCAATAGGCCAGCAGTCCCGCAAGGCATCAACTGTCCTGCGGTGGGCCTTTAGCCACATTTCTTGGCGTTCTTGGCGGCTCAAATCCTTGCCTTGGTCAATCTCGTAATGACACCCCAAGCACAGCGCCGCTACCAAATTGTCATCAGCTTTGACACCTCGGCCCTTGCCGCCGCCCCAGTTTGTGTGCGCCGCTTGCACCATATTGCCCGACCCACAGGCTTGACAGTCAAGGCTTGCCACCAGTTTCAGCAGCTTTTTTGACCTGACGTATGAATGTTTTGCGATCAACGATTGTCTCCAATGTGGAAAACCTGTGGAAATTAGCGCATTCCAAGCGCCTTCTTCTTGTATTGCCTGTGGATATTCTGGATTCTTTGACAATTGTCCATGTTCCGCATTCTGGACATTTCATTTTTTTAACCAATAAGACCAGATGCCGCCGCCAAATACCTTGGCGCAGAACTGAAGGGCAACGATTTCGGGCATCAATCCACCAAAAGCAATTGTCGGGAATGTGATGGAGTCCACCGCAGCGCCAGCAACATTTGACCCGTTTGATCGAATCACCCACGGTTTTTCCCGCAAATAATGATAAACAATGGTGTCGGTGGTCATGGCAAGGGCAAATGCCACAAATGATGCCAAAGCAATCGCCCCCGCTGCTGGGTTCAGCAAATACGAAACCCCACTAGCCACCGCAATCAATCCACCCATTTTTAGCAAAAGCCTATCGTTTTGCCATTGTTCATGCAGTTTGTCCCGCAATGACAAATCCAGCCCTATCAGCACAAAGGCATTTATTGGGCTAAACCAAGGGCCAAGCCATGCCACCAGTAGGTTGGCAATGACAAGGGCGGCAATGTAAATCGCTGGATAGATCAAAGCAAAATCTCCTGTAAAGGTTTTTGTTCCCAAAGTGGGGGGGGGTTAGTGGAATCTATGCGTTTTGCCATGCAACCTGCACAAACCTGTTTTTCGGCGTGATGTAGTGCCACATTGGTGGAATCAGCACTAGCCAAGGGCCAAGGGCCAGCAGACAGTCCCAGCATCCTTAACCCATGCACCCAAGGCAATTGCCGCCCAAATGTGTTTGTCATGGCATTGAAGGCTTCATCCATTTTCCCGCACCATTTTGTCGTTCCAATCTGCCAAAACTCTCCAGCAGACCCAAAGCAAACTTGCCCCCAGGTGTCGCAGAGTTCCAATAAATAGGATATTGGCAAGCCCAAATGCCAAACAGGAATGCCAAATTCTTTGCGGAAAGGCCATGTTTTGACCATTTCCCGCTGTTGCTCAACAGTCCCATCAATCACATCTGGCACAACAGCCCAGTGTGGATGCGCCAGCAAAGGTTCAACCCATTCATAAAATCCATCAATGTCAAAGGGCAATCCACGGGTTTTGGCGCTGAACGCCCCGTTGTCTAGCATCAAAGACTGACCCAAGCGCAAGCACCTTTGCAAATCATCTGGTCTGGCATAAGACACACAGAAATGTTTACCGCCCATTGTTTCTATAACTTTCATGGGCGTTATTGGCGTTCCATGATAGTGAATCATTGGTGCGCCCTGTCTTGCATTCGGTTGGTGGCCTCTCGAGTCCGCCAAATCTCAATGTCTAGCCTTGCCGCCTCAATCTCCCAGCGTAGCGTTTCTTCTTGTGCTATTGCCGCCGCCAGCCCTTTCAGCAAGGTGTGATATTCGGGGTCAGCGTAAGCCTCGCGTTCCTGGGCGTTTGCCGCCTCGTAGCCCATTTGCAGGGCATCTTTCATCAAAAGTGCTTTTTTAGACTTGCGGAATTCTTCAAGGTAAACCCGCTGGGCTTTGGCATCGCCATAGGCTCGGGCTTTTGCGCGAATGTCTTGGGCGGCTTCTTCTGGTTTCATTCTTGTTCCCTTGATTGAATAGCCTCAATAAATGGCTGGGCAATTGTTTCGCCCATTGACCGCATAAATTTTGTCTCTGCTGTAACGCCTTCAAAAGCGGCGGGCCAATTATTTAAATCGTTTTTTATTTTTTCAAAGGCTTTTAAACACGCTTCACGCTCTGCTTTTGCCACCATTTTGGCAAATCTTTCAAGAAAATATACAAATCTTTCCCTATCAAAACCCATTCCGTACAGCGATATACCCGATGCGTCTGCCATCAAAATAATTTCATCTTGTTTCACTTCAAAACTCCAATCATGTTTAAAGCGGCTTCTGGGCCATCAATCCTTGCCAAGGTACTACCAGACCAATTCTTGAAAAAATCGTCTTGTAGGGCCGTTAAACGCCTTTTGGGGCCACTTTTGCATTCCACCAGAAAGGTGTGGTTCTTGTAGCCAACCAAAAGGTCAACAGGTAAGCCAATGACCCAGACATAAGCGCCAGCCGCCTCCAATGCTGAAATGATTTGCTTTTGGTTGGCATCAACCCTAGCGGCATATCTCATTTTTTAAATCCAAACCAGCGCCGACCAATCTGGATGCCAAGGCCGTATCTTGGGAAAAACAAAACACCAAATCCAACGCTGTGCATTTTTTGTATATCAATTTTCATTTTGACCTTTCTTGGTTCATTCGGTTTCTGAGGTCGTTGGCAGCGGCTTTACCCCTGCGCTTGGAAATGTCGGCAATCGTGGTTTGCCACCATGCTGATGCCTTGGCCTTGCCCAGTTCCTTGGTTTTTTGTTGGTATCTCAAAATCCATTCTCTGGCCTCGCTCTGGCGCATCTCCTGTAAGGAAAAGCGCATAGTCAATTGCGGTTCGGCTGATGGTTTGTCCATCTTTTGCCCTGTCTAAAAGTTTGTGTGCGTCAAAGTAGTTCATCAAAATGCCTCATCATCCATCCAATGTTTCACGGGCTTGGAGTTGGGCAACAAGGCAGAAATGTCCTTTTTGGCGGGTTTACTCCCAGACCATTGGTGTTCGGAACACATCGGGCGCTGGCCTTCCATGTGAACCGACCAACGTTTGGGGCATCCTGGCACACTGCACATCAGGCGCTGAACATCGTCTAGCGGGTCTTTTTTGGTGTCTGGTTTTACAAAGTTCATTTTTGGTACTTTCCATCAATTATCTTGGCGAAATTGGTTGCGTTCACTATCCACACAAGATCAGGTCGCCATGTCCTGTCCTTAGTTTCAAAACCTTGCGCCAGCTTGGTATCGTTGGCAATGTAGGCAAAAAAGGAATCCCACCATGCCAAGCCCTCTGCCTGCGATGAATACCCTTGTGGGCTGAATACAGATGGTTTGGCGGCTTGCAACCACCTTTGCCGTAGGTTGGTCTGCCTGACCCCATCCCATACCCGTGGCTGGGCAAGCTGTGGCAAATGCTTTTTGTAGAGATTCAGAATGTCCTGATGGGGGCAAGTCGGCAACCCTGCCGACAAAGAATCTTTAGATTCTTTAATATGGTTATTGGTTATTGGTTCATGGTTATTGGTTGCCATTGGGGTGGCATTAGGGGGGCTATTGGCCTCCCCATTGGGGGGCTTTTGCCACCGCATTGCCGCCCCCTTTTTTCCATCCTCTGAAAACTTGCGATATTTAGAAATTTCCTCGTCCGCACGGGGGTTTATGTAACCAGCCTCTGTGGAAACAAAGAATTCGTCCAGAACGGTCAAAACGTCCTGTTCGTTGTCTCGCATACCTATTTGTCTAGCAATGTCCCGCTGTTTGATGGGCACTTCATGCAGATAGTAGTGATCTAGCAAGCGCCTAAAAGCCAAATCTTCCGTCAATGAAAGATGGTGTGTATGTGACTTGTAGTCACCAATATGGAATTGGTAAAAGTGCATTTCCCACGCCTAAACATCCACCCTGGAAAGAAACCTCGGCAGGAGGGGTGGGTTCTCTTTTCATCTGGCTCATGACTTCCAGACTAGCCGTGTTTCAAACAATCTTACATTGAAAACCACTCAGGACGCAATACCATCAATTGCCAAATCCTTGCCTGGGGAACGGCTTTCCACTGGGAAACCGCCGATTGGTGGATGCCCAAGATTCTGGCAAGCTCAGTCTGTGACCCTGCCAATGCAATAAATTTGTCCTTGTTCATTCTTGGATTCTACATTAGGGCGCTAATACCCTTACGCTTGACTGGGATATATTAGTTGGCTGATAATCACGCCATGCCCTAGCACAACGCATAAGGGTCTTTTAGGAGTAATGATGAAACACACATACGTTGTTGAATTCAACACAACCAATGACCAAAACAATTGGTCGCACATTGAATTTACCTCAATCACAAAAGCACTTGGGTTTGTGTCTTTGATGGTCAAACGTGGTTGCCATTGCCAAATCTTTCAAAGTTAAGGCGAACCACATGAAACTTTTTCGATACAACTACCACGCTGACTACAAAAACCATGTGGGCGAACAATGGGCTTTGTGTGCTTACGATGTTGAACGTTCCATTCTTGTTCAGTGTCCTTACGCTACTGGCATTGATGTGTGGCGTATCTAACCATGTACACAGAAGACTATGAAGAATGGCGGTGGGGGCAAATCCTCACCCGCCAAAATAACTTTGACCCAGACAACCAACCAGAGGATGAAGATGAAATACCCCAGGACGATGAATGAAGCATTCCCTCACACAGTGGAATACAGCGCAGCAATTGAAATCCACGTTGCCCAACATTCCACTGGCGACAAAGTTATCAGGGTTTTGGCCTTGGTTGCTTTGATCGTGCTGGCCCTTGATATTTTTATTTGGAGACCATGAAATGAACGCAGACGAACTTATCGACAACATTAAATTCATTGCTGACAAACAGTATGAAGGCGAACCAGCAGTTAACCGCTTGGCCTATCACGTTGGGCTTTTGGAATCGCACTTGCGTACGCACATCAACCTTGTGGAAACCGCACAGGAATACATCAAAGAACTGGAAATGAAACTGATTGCAAAGGAATCGGAATGAGAATGATCACCTACTCACTTTTGTGCTGGATGGCCTGGGTCACGGCTGGTTGTTCAAGTCTGCCAGGGTCAGCACCCCAAGCGCCCAATCAGGATTTGATTGTTGACAAACAAGTTCAACCGATGGGCAGGAATGAAGTGATTGACGCTGTGCGCCAGTGCGAATCCTCTGGCCTCCGTGCCATCCCCCTGTACGCCAAACGCAAGATCAACGGCTACACAGTCGAAACTGTGGTGGAAGTCACTTGCGGCCCTAAATACGCTTATTAAGGAAAATCATGGAAACACCAATTGGGACAAAAATCGCCGCCGCCTTTGTCAAAGCACAAAAGGCATTTGGGCCAGCGTTAAAGACCTCTACGAACCCGCATTTTCGTAGCAAATACGCTGACCTATCCAACTGCATTGAGGCCGTTATTGGGGCTTTAAACGACAACGGCATTGGCTTGATGCAGCGCACCTATGACTGTCCAACAGGCGTGATGGTCGAAACAATCTTTGTCCACGAATCTGGGGAAGTCATGGAGTGCGGAATGCTTCACGTTCCAGCCGCCAAACAAGACCCCCAAGGGTATGGCTCGGCCTTGACCTACGCAAGACGTTACAGCTTGCTTGCCGCCACGGGCTTGGCCCCAGAGGATGATGATGGCAATGCTGGTTCACGCCGCACAGAAACGCCACAAATTGACGCAGGAATGATGGCAGACCACATTGCCGCAATCGATGCCAGCGCCAACAAGGAGGAGTTGCAAACCGCTTACAAAGCTGCCTACGATGCTTGCAAAGGCGACCAAAATTGGATTGCCAAGGTCATCAAAGCCAAGGCAGATCGTATTGCCAAAGCAAAGGAAAAAGCATGAGAAAAAAGAAAGAAATCGGTCTTGAAGAAATAACCCTTAAAGACTTTATTGCCATCTTTGCCATGCAATCTTTTATCTCTGGATGGATTAGCCGTGGCACATATCCAGAAACAGATTTAATCGTTTCTGAACTTTCATACAAAATGGCAAATGCCATGCTGGAGACACGCAATGGAAACTGAAATCATCCAAGGTTCAAGCGAATGGTTCTACCAACGTTTGGGAAAAGTTACCGCCAGCAGGGTGGCAGATGTAATCGCCAAGACCAAGACAGGTTACAGCACCAGCCGCGATAACTACATGGCCCAGCTTGTGGTGGAACGCCTGACCTTTACCAAACAAGAGTCATACACCAATGCCGCTATGCAATGGGGCACAGATCAAGAACCATTTGCACGGGCGGCGTATGAGGCCGCACAAGGCGTTATGGTTGAAGAAGTGGGGTTTGTACGTCATCCAACAATTGAGTGGGCTGGTGCGTCACCTGATGGGCTTGTGGGGGACGATGGGCTTGTGGAGATCAAGTGCCCCAATACTGCCACCATGATTGAAACGCTGTTATCCCAAAAAGTGCCTAGCAAATACATCACCCAGATGCAATTTCAAATGGCTTGCACAGGGCGCAAATGGACTGACTATGTTTCATTTGACCCCAGAATGCCAGCCAAGGCGCAAATGTTTGTCAAACGGGTTGACCGTGATGACAAATACATCGCAGAGATTGAAGCAGAGATTGTCAAATTTCTTGCTGAAGTCCAATCCCAAGTTCAGCAACTCAACGAAATCATTGAAAGCAAATAATGTCCAAAGTTAAAAAAGAAATCACCGCTATTGTGGGCCAGTACACCAATTCCCAAGGTCAACAAAAGAACCGTTATCAGCGAATTGGGTCAATCATTGACACACGCAATGGCGAAATGCTCAAACTGGATGTAATCCCTTTAAAGGAAAACGGTTGGGACGGGTGGGCATATTTGAACGACCCCAAGCCTTTTGAACACAAGGGTTTGCCAGTTGATAACGATGACGATCTGCCGTTCTGACCATGTTTGATTTCATATTTCCTCGAGTGCGTAAATCTGACCCGCTGACCTCGTTTGTGGCAGCGGATTCAGCCAAAGAATTGGCTAAAAAGCACGGTTCAATCATTGTCCAATGCCTTGTCCAGCACGGGCCATTGGGCAAAGATGGAATTGCTACCCACACGGGTCTGGATGGCAATCAAGTGGCACGGCGTTTAAAAGAACTTGAAACGCTGGGCTGGATTGAGTTAACAGGCAAAACAGTCGCATCTAAATCAAAGCGCCAGGAAAGGGAATGGCGCACAACTTTAGTGAGGGTTTGACATGACTGAAGAAGATGAGGCATTTGAGGATTTAGCAAAGCGACAAGGGGATTGGGGTATGCAGGGGTCACGCAAACACCAGATCATGCGCTTTGCTGAAAACGCTGAACGCAATGCCGTCATTGAGGAGATTGCCCAAGAACTGGACAAGTTTTCTGGGCCGTTTGGCAGGGACACCGTTCAATCGTTTGCGGCTTTTGTGAGAGGAATGAAAAAATGAAAGCACGAAAAGTCTTTATTGCGCTGATGGCCTCCAAAGGCTACACAGATGCTGATTTGCACATGACTGGTGACAAGTACACCAACCCCGCTATGCAGGGCAGGTGGAACTATTTTTTAGCAGGTTGGGAAATGCGGGGGGTCATGTGATCGGATTGCTGCTAATCCTATGCCTGGGCGCTGCCGTTGTGGTGGCAGTCGCCTGGGTATTCGTTCAAATCCTGCTATGGATGGAGGAATAGCGCCCGTTCATCCTGGCGGCGTTTAACCAGCCCTGGCAAGACTTTGCCGCCGCCCTTGGTGTACTTTAGAAATTCATCCGCAGCACCCGCCTTGTCGCCTCTAAGCACTTTCTGGCGTAGCGTTGAACGCTGGGTTGTTCCCAAGCCGCAGTTAAAAGAAAAAGAAACAAGACTGTCAAACATCCCTTGGCTAAGATCGACAGGAAATAAAG